GGTATACGAAGGTAATTCAGATAGCTGGGTGAGTGTAGATAAATTTATAGAACTATATGAGGAGGACTACGATGACAAAGAAACTATCAGTGTTTGAAACACTTAATAAGATAAATGTAAACGAGTTTAAAGAAAAGAAAGGTAGTTATGATTATCTATCTTGGAGTGATGCAGTTCAATATGTTCTATCTGAATTTCCAGATGCTACTTGGGAAACTCACGAATTTGATGTACCTATGAATAAAGGAGAAGATTTTGGATGGCATAAATGTCCATATATGATAACAGATAGTGGATGTTTTGTTAAAGTATCTGTAACTATTGAAGGCATTACAAGAACAGAAGTTCACGCTGTTATGGATAACTATAACAAAGCTATTAAAGAGCCAACAGCAACACAGATTAACAACTCTATTAAAAGATGCTTGGTAAAATGTTTTGCTTTATTTGGTCTTGGTCTTTATATTTACAGGGGCGAAGATTTACCAGAAGATGATAAACCTCAAGAAATATCAAAAGAGCAATATGATTACTTGATGACATTGTTAGAAGGTAGAGACAAAGCTTTTGTTGAAAGCATTGAAGTAGCAATAAGAAATAAAAAACTAAACACAAATAATTTTAATGGCTATGTAGAACAGCTACAAAAAAAGAAACCTAAAAAGGAGGTAAATAATGGATAATACTGATTTAGATAATATGTTTGGACAAGATGCTTGGTATGAACCAAAATCACAGGGTGGTGGAAGTTCTGTCAAAGCTGGAAAGTACAATGGTGTACTTGTAAAAGACCTAAATATTAAAAAAGACATAGTAGTTAGTGGTAAGTTTTTAGCTGACATCTATGAACCAGTGTTTGATATTGAAGGTAAGGATGTTAAACATAAAGGGTTTTTTAGATTTAAGAAACCTGACCCAGCAAAATACCCACAACTACAAAGTGATATGGGAAGTAATGCTGGTTATCACGCTCTTTGTGATATGATGGATATGGTTCAAAAAAGGGATGATAAACTAATATTACCAGAGCTTGACTTAGAGTCGTTTAAACGCTTTCTATTTGATGTTGAAGTAGTAATTGAAGAGTGGGTAGGAAGAGAAGGAAACGATATGAAAACACCTAGAGTTAAGATGATATTAAAAGCAGAAACAAGAGGTAAAGAATCAGTGATGGAGGATGATGATTTACCATTTTAATTAAATAATAAGCGTGGGGGTCTTATACCTCTTAGCTCATCTACTACATCTCATACTAGATTCCCACGCATCACTTGAAAGGAGTAAACATGATTGATTTTATTGTAGTAGCAACAACATTATATTTTTTATACCAAGGATATTTATGGCTACGCAAACGTATTGATAACGAAGAAAGAAGATATAATGAGATAATTAGATTATCTGAAGATGAACACGACATAAGCGATTGGGGGGTTTGATGGATTTAAATACAAGAGAATTAGCTTGGCAAAAAAGAAAAGAAGAAAATGTGCCAAAGCATTTACAAAGAAAAAGTCTAGTAGTCCAAGACGAAAAATGGAGACAAGAAACAGCAGAAGAGTTTAGAGAAAAGTATGGAGCTTGGTGGATATTTGCTGGAATGGATATTAGACATAATATGAAAGATAAACTATGGATGATGCAATACTGGAAAGGAAGGTTTGACGATGCCAGCGAAGAATAAATTAAGAGGAACGTATTACGAAAGAAGATGTGTTGAAAAAGCACAAGGATTTGATTTAAAAGCAGAAAGAACTTGGGGTAGTGATGGTAGGTCAAGAGGTTTAGCTCAAGAAGTAGATATGGTTATTGAAGATAACATCTATGTTCAATGTAAGAAAAGAAAAGTATTAGCTAAACACTTAAAACCAACAAAAGAAATACACGTACAATTTGTAGGTGAAGACAGAGGTGAAGATTTAGCTATCATGTCTCAGGATTATTACTTAAGTTTAATTGCGATGATTAAACAATTTAAGGATGCAGAAGAATGAGTTATTTAGAATTTGTACAACAAGAAAAAAGCGATAAGTACGGAATATATGTTCCTGAAATTGAATGTTCTTATTGTGGAAATAATATAAAAGGAGATAGCCCTACTATCTCTATTGACAGGTGTGAAATGTGTGAAGACAGGGATTGGCAAAGCTCTTGCTGTACAGCCCCTCCCTTCGGAAACTCATTCATAGAAGAAGAAAAAACAGGTATATGCTCTGAGTGTTATGATGGAGCAAATTTTGCCGATTTAAATATGGAGGAATAACAATGGGAAAAATGAAAGAGCTTGATATGGCAAAACAAGAAATGAAAGCTATACAAGAACCACAAGAGCGTGAGCAAGTCATTAATCGTGATGGAGAAGAGATTAAGTTCTACTTGAGCGACTTAAGTAATGAAGGACAAATGGCTTACATTAGAGCTAATCAAATAGCTCAAGAAACACAAATGTTAGAGCAACAACTTAATGAAAAAAGGTTTTTGGCTAACAACTACATTAATAATGTTCTTAAAGAACTAGATGGTGATAAGGAGAAAACAGAAGATGAACAGAACACAGAATGACATGATTCTAGTGGCTTTAAAAAATGGTGAGCGTATTACACCAATATCAGCCCTAGAAAAGTTTGGTTGTTTTCGTTTAAGTGCTAGAATATGGGATTTGCGTAATGAAGGACATCCTATCAAAACTAACCATATATCAACACCTCAGGGTAAAGTAGTAGCAGAGTATAGCTATGAAAATTGATTTAAGTACAAACGAAATCAATGTTCTTATGGATATTGCTAAAAAGATTATTGAAGCAATGGATAAAGAACAGAAACAAAAAGATATGCAACTCTCACAAGTAAATCCTAATTGTGAAGTTTGCGATGATTAAAAAATTCGCAGAAAAAGTCTGGTTATATATCTATGAGTCTCTGTACTCTAAAGAGACCTTAGAGCATTACTTTGATGATGAGTGGTTTGATGATGAATACATTGAATCAGAGAAGCGTAAGAAGAATGAAGTATCTTACAGCAATAAGTCAAAGTTCCAGCCTTATCGTTGTCCACGATGCGAAAGACCTTGGAGGTACTATACATTGCCAAAAGGGAAAGTTCCTATGAGGGAGTTCTTAGGCAAGCGTGTTCCTATGGAAAAACGTAAATGTCCAAAAGAACTTCCTTGTAAGGAGCGTAAATGAGATGTCCAGCTTGTGGCTGGTCAAATGCCTTGAAAAACTATCCGAAGATGATAGAAAGGCTACAAAAGAATGTAGGCGATAATACATTAGAGCGTTTAAACGACCTCTTCATATCATCGCTTGATGACCTAACTACCTATACTTTACTTAAGGCTTGTCAAGATATTGACGACGAAATAATCAAACATTGTATTACTATTTGGGAACGCAAAGATTTAGCTGGAAAAGGCTATGATGTATATTATTTTATAGGTATATTAAGGAATGAGAATAAGAAGTATGAGAATAAGTTAATTATAGAGCGTAAGAGATTAGATAGCTTACCACCAGATTTAAAGGAGGATTAGATGGATGCTTTTGATAAAAATATAGATGTGTCAAAGATGTATAGTGGCGTATCTGAAAAACAAGTTTTAGGGTGTGTACTTAAAAACCCAGAAAAAATGCAAGAAGCATTAAGCTTTATTACTACCAGCAAAGTGTTTTATATGGATGACCACCAACATATTTGGGGAGCTATGTATTATTTGTATGAATCTAACAAAGATATAGATGTAGCTACGGTATCAAACTTTTTAGGAGAGAAAGGTCATAAGCTTGCTTATTATGTTTCTGGTCTTCAAGGAGACATTATAACAGAAGCAACATTTAAAACACATTGTAAGACTATCTATGATTTGTTTGTAAGAAGACAATTATGGAAGCGTATTGTTGGATTTAAAGATAGGTTAGAAAAAGATACATCATATAAGGATGTGTCATCTGACATTGATTATCTAGGTAAAATATCAGAGAAGTTTCACGATATGATTAAGATGGAACATCAGTCTATGGAAGGACTTGATGATGAGCTGATACAAGCCATCTTTGCAAAAAAGAATTTAGTGCAAACTGGTATTGCATCTATTGATAAAGCTATTGTTGGTATGACCAAAGGTGAAATATCTATTATTGCTGGTAGACCTGGGAATGGTAAAAGTACTTTAGCTCTTAATGTGACCAAGAATATGATACTTGATGGCAAAAAGGTTATGTTTATTAGTAGAGAGATGCCAAAAGTAGAGATTGTTAAAAAGTTTTTAGCAATGCATACTTCTGTACCAAACAAGCAAATGCGTAATAATGCATCAGAACATAGAGAAGAAATAGAAAAAGGTTTAGATTTTATAAAAAAGTATTACAAATCGCTTCATTTATTTGATAATTTAAGAGGTCTAGATGAAGGCATTCAAGAAGCCAAAAAGATAAGACCTGATGTAATCATTGATGACCATATAGGTTTTATTGAGTTTTCACAGCGTGATAATAGAGATGTCAGACATCGTATCGCCGAAGTGACAAGAAGATATAAATGGCTTGCAAAAGAACTTGATTGTTCTGTTATATTAGTCTCTCAACTAAATCGTAACATAGAGCATCGTGTAGATAAGATTCCAAGGCTCAGCGACCTTGCTGAGTCTGGTAATCTTGAGCAAGATGCAGAAATCGTAATCTTTAACTATTATCCATACGTATATGAATATGAGCAAGCTGAACATGGAGAGTTTGGTCAACAG